CAGCTGTTGTAACATTATCTTGATTGATAATAACAGTGCTAGATCCTGATTGGTATATTGAGCTTGTAGCAAAAGTTGTATTTGTCTTAAAATAAGGTACATGGTTTATACTACCTCCTAGAACACCAGAAGCAGTATTTGCAAAATTTGAGTAGCTTGATGTCACAGCAGAAGAAGCAGTACCAAGTAAAGAACCAGTAAAACCACTAGTTGCAGTAACACTACCTGTTACTAAAACAGGACCTGTTTTAATATCTACTGTACCCCATAATGTTTGAACATCATTTGAAGCATCACCGAACTGATTTGAACCGCTAGAATATATAACTGAAGCTGATTCGTAAGTTACATTTAAAAATGCTATAGATGCGGTTCCATTAACTGTTACATTTCCATTTATTGTTCCTCCTGTTAAAGGAAGATAATTTGGTGCTAATGAAGCTGTAGAAGCAAAACTTGCGCTTAATACAGTCATTGAACTAGTCTGTGAATTTAGAACATATGAGCTTGTAGCATTAGTTAATGAAGCTATACTAGCACTAAAAGAAGCACTAGAAGCTATATAACTGCTTGATAAACTAGCTATAGAACTACTCAAACTAGCTGTAGCTGCGTTTAGCTCAGCATCTGTTGCAAATGTATTATTTAAAGAAGAACTAAAATTTTCTAGAGCTGTTACTCGTGTACTTAATGAACTAGAAGTACTTAAAAAACTACTAGATAAAACAGCAATACTAGAACTGTTATTTAAAATGCGAGTATTAAAACTAGCACTGTCTGTATAATAAGATGAAGTAAATTGGTTAAATGAACTGCTTAATAGTAAAGATCCAGTATTATTACTTGTTAATAATGGATATCCATTTAATGTTCCTGATCCTGATAAATTAGTAGATCCTGAAAATAAGGCTAAACCTATATTAGTAAAAGTACTAGATCCACTCACTGTTAATGAGCCAGATATTTCAAGACTACTTGTTGTAGCCCAAATATTTCCACTCACATAGGAAAAAGGTTGTGAAGAACCTGATGGACCTGTGGGGCCTTGGGAACCAGAAGGACCAATTGGACCTTGTGAGCCTGATGCTCCTGTATCGCCTTTTGCTCCTATAGGTCCAGTTAATACTTGAACTACAGAAGTTACCGGTTGAGTAACATCAACAGTAGTACAACAATTATTATCGATTACAGTAATTGTTTTATTAACATCTACTAAAACGACTTGATTGTTGTTAGGAATTATATTGGTAGGTCCTATGCAATCTGCCATTAACGGGTAACGTTAAGTGATAATTTAACTTGTCCTTCTAAAATTCTAGAAACATAACTGCCAGAATATATTTCTAAGTCATATACCGCTTGATCAAAATTCAAAGCTGAAGAAGAGGCAGCTGAAATGTATACTCCAATTGAACCTGAGGTTGGAGGAGTAGTTCCATTTGAACCACTAAAATTTAATCCTGTTCCATCAGCATCTAAAGAGCTACTTAAGGTTATATATACTGTAGTAGAAGTTACAGATGGTCTAATTTGCATTCTTCCACTATAATCTGTTAAATTGATAGGGGTGCCATTTGAATCTTTATATTGTAATTCTAAATTTAATGTAGCCCCTTGCTCTATAACAAAGGAATATCTTCCTGCGGCCATGAAATATATTTTGTTATAAATATTAAAAAGTAGAAAAAAAGCCATTCTTTATGAATGGCTTATATTTAGTCTTTATTGAACATCTCTAAATTCATCATATGTCTTTAATATTTCTTCTACGATTTCATGTCGATGATTTTTCTTTAAAGTTATGATTCTAACACCTTTAATTCTCTCCTCTAAACGAATAAAGAAACTAATGCCTGAGTCTTTTTTACTTTTTAAATCCACCTGAGATAAATCACCACAAAATATTATTTTACCACCTTTACCTAAACGACCTAGCATCATTTCAGTTTGAGAATGGGTAATATTTTGGCATTCATCAACTATAACAATTGAGTTAGGAAATGTTCTACCTCTCATAAATGCAAATGGTACAATTTCAATTTGGTTTTCTAAAACCATTTTATCGATTTTATCTTTATCATATAACATGTAAAGATTAGCATATATTGGAGCTAACCATGGATCCATTTTTTCTTTCAAGTCACCTGGTAAAAATCCTATTTCCTCTTTAGATACTGTAGGACGAGTGATGATGATTTTTTCCATTTCTTTCTTGAAAACCAGATCTAGGGCGATTTGACATGCAAGCAACGTTTTACCTGAACCTGCCATTCCTCTAACTAATACTACGGGATTATCGAGAATCGTTTGTTTAGCCTCTTTTTGCTCGTCATTTAACGATAGCTTAAACTTAATTTCACCTTTAGGTTTTCTTTTTTCTTTAAAAACCTCTTCGTTATTGTTCATAAACATTAATTTGTTTATAAATATTCAAATTAAATATAAAACATAAAAAAAGAAGCCGAGCTTACGGGCTCGGCGACTTCATTTTTATTCTAGGTTACGATTAAAGGCTATTCAAACCACTAACGTAAATCTTACCATAGAATTCAGGACGCAACATCTTCTTAGCGTAACGAGTCATCAAACCTTTACGTGGAGTGAAGGTATTTGGATCGTACACAAGAGGTGTCATAATCAACGGAATGTATGGAGCAAATACAGCACCTGATTCAAGGAACTGCTTACCACGGAAGCCCATCAAGATAGTGTTCTCAGTCATATAAGGGTTCTTATAAACTGTGTAACGGTTATTGATCTGACCAGCTTTCATTACACCCATTGCGTATTCCATCTGAGATGCATCACCATTAGAGTTAGCAGCGAATCCAGGGATTGATTCAAGGATTGTTGCTACTGTTGGAGAACATACTAAGAAGTTAGCGCCACCACGAAGAGTCAACTGGTGAATCTTGTTGCTAAGCTTTTGCATCTTAGTTCCAAGAGTTGCGAACCACTGACCTTGAGTGTTGAAGAATCCAGTTTGAGTAGTTGAAGATGGGAAGTCGAATCCATTAGTATTGTTAGGATTGTAAACACCATTGTTCAATACTGTCCAGTATTCAGTACCAGCAGCTGCGTCTTCAATCAACATATCAAGGATTTCGAGGTCAATTTCCATAGAAATGTACTCACTCATGATATTTGTCAATTCAGCTTCAGCATCAATGTTCTGGTAAGCGTTCAAATCTTGAGCAAATTCAGGAGTCCAAACAGCTTTCAACTTTTTAGTTTTAGCTGTGATAGCCTGAGATTGCATTTTGATATTGATTTCTGGGATAACAATTGTGCTTGCACTTTCAGCGTTTGGAACTGAGTAAGAAGTAGCAGATGTATCTTCGAAGTCACCACGGTTGTTGTCAGTTGTAAGCTTATTGTATTCTACTACAAATGTTGAGTTAGCTACAACATTTGAAGAAGTTACATAGAATGTAATCTTAGCATTTGTGTAATCATAAGAAGTAAATGCTGGTAAGTTTGTAGCTACTGTGATTGAAGAACCAGAGGTAATTACAAAACCACGAACTGCGTCTGGGTCAAAGTTTGCAGAAATAGATCCAGTAGGAATAGTAATTTTACAAATTCTACCTCCAGCAGCAGAAGCTGATAAATCAGAATCAAAATTTACATCAGCCCATGTAGCAGATGCAGATGCAAATCCAGAAACAGATGATGATATTGAAGAACTAAATTGGTTAGTAGAGTAAGTATAACGACCAGCTCCATATAAACCACCAGTTGTACCAGTTGTTTGGAATGGGAATTGACCAGTTGCATTACGGTTACCATAAAGTGAACCACCACTAGTAAATGGATTCTTGTCAGTTCCATACTGGAAATCTAAGAAGAATACAAGACCAGAAGGCAAATTCATAGGCTGTACAGAAACGAACTCTTTAGCAGCGATCTGTCCAAATACCTTACGTACTAATGGAAGAGCGATACCAGCCCAGTTTTCTGATTGACCTACTGTGAAAGTACCTGCTGTTGGAGAAGCACCTGTTACACTAGATTCTACTACTAATTGTTTTGCTTGGTTTTCAAGTAAGATAGACATGTTGTTTTTTTCTACCTCACCTAAACCTTCAAGAAGGCCTGTTTTAGCCCACTTATTAGCTAATTTAGCCGCATCACTCTGAAGTGATTTCCACGGATTAGCTGATTCGAGTAATTGATTAATTGAACTCATTGTTTTTCAGTTTTTGTTTTTAAATTGTTTTTAAATTAGTTTACTTTTTAATTCCAGCTAGTTGTTGCCATCTAGCGAATTGATTATCTACTTCGATAATTGGTTTAGCAGAAGCATTACCTAATACTTTAGATGCTGAGCCTAATGATTCTTTAATAGGAGCTTTAGTAGTTGATACTTTTAAGCTTTCCTGTAAAGTTTCATAAACAAGTTCAACTTCTTTCTTAGATGCTGCTTTGTCAAACGCTGTCAAAACTTTAATTTTCTGTGATTCAGTTAAAGACTTGTTACGGAAAATTTTGTTAGTGTAAAGAAGTTTAGCGTTCAAAAGGTTAATTTCATGAAGTTCAGACTTAAGAGTTTCAATTGTAGAATAAGCTTCTTCAAGATCTTCTTTGCTAGCTTCTTCCATTTTCTTACCACCGAAAAGTTTAGTTGAAATTTCTTTAGCTTTAGTAGCAAGAGCTTCTTTGCCCTTTTCCGCTGCAGCTTTAATTTCATCTTTCCAGTTGAAAGCAGCTCCGATACCTAAAGCACCTAATACTGCTGAGATGCCTCCGATTACTTCTGCTGCTGAAGCGTAAGCATCATATCCAAGAGCTTCTTTAACTTCTTTTTCCTCAGCTAAAAGTTCATCAAGATCAACTTCTTCTTCCTCTTCTGTTTCCATTTCTTCACCTTCTTCTTCACCTTCTTCTTCACCTTCTTCACCAGCCTCAAGTTCACCTGCGGCTACCATGTCTTTAATTACATCTTCAATGAATGATTTAAGATCTTCTTCAGACATGTCTTCAATAGACATTTCTTCTTCAGCTTCCATTTCTTCAGCTTCAGTGATTTCTTCTTCCATGTAAGTCTCTTCCATGTCCTTTTCTTCTTTCATCTCGTCTTTTTCTTCTTCGAGTTCAGCCAAAAGTTCATCTAAAGAAACTTCATCCATGTCAGATTTCATCATTTCATCCATGTCTTCTTTTTTCTTCATTTCATCCATTTTTTCTGCCTCATCATACATCATTTCATCCATTTCCATTTCGTCCATCTCATCTGCTTCATCCATTTCATTGATTTTAGCAGCAAGTTTTTCTTTGAGGAACGGAGTAAATGCTTCTTCGAGAGCAGCTTTTGCGTTTGCGATAGCAGTTTCTTTTACAGCTTTAGCATCCGCGATTGCTTCTTTAAGCAAGTCTCTGTTTGTTGCCATTTGTCCTTAAATTTTTAATAAATTTGTTTTGGAAATACGCTTAATATGAAGGATTCTTCGAAGCGTAATAAAATTGATTATAGTCAATGCCTCATAGGATTGGGCACATTCGGATATACGTATATGCGGATATACTAAAAGTCGCAGAGTTGTGAAAAAGAAATGCCTCCTTTTTAGGGAGGCATCAGTCCTAAAATACTCTTTTAGGAGGGGTTAAAATATCGGACAAGTTCCATTAGCACAAAGTATTTCTGTTACTATGGAATTTACTTTATTATATGGATTAATTGGTGAAGACATTCCTTCATGTAATGGAGACATAAATGAGCCTGGGTTTGAAGGTGTACTTACAAAATCCCAACATAACAACTCAAAATCGTCTTGTACCTCTAACATTTCACCTACTTGCTTTAATGAACCCATACCACGAGATGAAACACCTACTTTAATATTAGATCCAATTAATGCTTTTAAGATGTTACCTGAAGGAGTAGGTAAAATTTCTATTTTACCCATAATGTTATCACCATCCCACCAAATAGAATTAATGTTATGTGATACATTTTTCAAGTTAATTACTTGAGAGTCTGGGTGATCTAATTCGCCGCATGCTCTTCTTTCTTTAACTAAAGTCATATACTTGTCTATTTCACGTTCCCACAAATCTTTAGCATAATATCTACCGTTACCATTTTTTACTTCGCAAGTAGCTAAAATACCTTCAACTAATGGATTACCACTCATACTCTTACCTTCAGTAAGAGCCATTGGTGATACACTAAATGGTCTGGTTTCTACAAGTAATGATTTCATATTATTTATCTAATTCTTCTTTAATAATATCACGAATTAAAGAACGAAGTTTTTGTTCTCCTTCTTGCAATTTCATTTTCTTTTCAGTACCTTTAACACCTTTGTCAGGCATTTCTTTTACTTTTTTAGGCATTGAAGTTTTAGCTTCTCTATCACCTAATGAGTCTTGAACGTTTGCTTTTACTTTTTCAGCTTTCTCAATATCACCATATCCTGATGATTTATATTTACCTTTTGGTTCTTTAGGTTCACCTAAACCAGGAGCTTCAATAGTGTATCCTACACCTTTAACTCCAAATTCACCATCTTTAGTATAGTATAAAGGATCTTTAGCTAAGTTTTTAACAACAATAGCTTTAAGTTCATCACCTGTTTTTTCAGCATTTTTAGGATCCTTCATTTCAGCGTAATATCCTTTTAAGATTTCATTGAAGTTGATGTTATCAGCATTCTTCATGTCTTTGTAATCAAAGTTATGTTCCTGATCTTCTTCAACTTCTTTAGATACTTTTTTCTCTTCAGCTTTAGCTTCTTCAGCTAAAATCTTTTTCCAATCAAAAATATCAAATCCTTTAGAGATAACACCACCAGCTGCTTCACTGATAATCTGTTTAGATTTCAATACATTAGTTGCGGTGTCAAAATCTGAGTACTGGTTAAAGTACTGAGGAAATAATTGGCGAGCTTGTTTTAAGAATTGAGCTTTATTGCCTTTACCATTTTTAATGGCGTTGTAATGTTCTTGAAGTGTTTTCATTAGTCTTTTTTATCTCTAAATAAAGTTATCATTTTGTCTAAATAGTCAACTGCTAAATCAGTACCATATTGAACATCAAAGTCAGGAGACTCTTTATAATGTTCCATAGTTTTTAATTTAGCTTGTTTTAATAAAGGCAATAAAGTGTTTAATTTGTCTTCAATTTGATCAAATTCTCCAATCTTATTACCAATAAATTTCTTTAAGGATGGATCCTGTAAGTTTAATGAGTCAACATATGCTTGATCTGTTTCTTCATTTTCCTTTAATTTTTTCTTCCATAAATCTTTATGATCAATTGCTTTTGATTGTTTATGGAGTTCTTCAGCAGGAACAGGTTTCCAACCTAACTTATAGTAGTAAATATTTTTAGCTCCTTTAGCTTTCTTATTTGGATTAAAAGCAAATGGAGTAGCATAATTTGCTCCAGTACCTGGAGTGAAATGTCCAGCTCCAGGACCTGCTCCAGTAGCACTCATTTCTCTTAATGCTTTTTGGATCAATTCACGAGCTTCTTCTTCACTTAATGTCTGTAGTTGTTTATATTTCTTAGGGTAATTGGTACGTAAATGAGATTTAAGTTGATTCCATAAATAATTAAAGCCATTAAATATTTCTTTAAATTTAGGATCCTTTTTAATTTCATCTTCAACAATAAATGCCTTAAATTCTTTATGAAGATTTCTAAATAACTTATAAATTAAACCATAATTAGCCTTATAAGTAATATCCCATTCCATTGATTTTGTCTCAGGATCAAACTCACCAGTGGGTTTAGATTCAAACCCTTTAATGTCGTCGTTATTAGTCTCTTCAGCCATTAGCTAATTCTAGTTCTTCAAGTAAATCACAATATTGTAATAAGTTCACAACATGGTCATTATTAACCTTAGCACTTTTATCTAATTCAATTAATAAATTTAAAGTCTCATCAATTTTAATCTTAGTGACTTGATTTTTTGTTTTCTTATTAAGTTTAGATAATTTAGTTTTAATCTCGTTTACTTTAGTATTATAAAATTCTTTTAATTTTACTGGATTGTCAACAATATTAATGTATTCTTTTAAGATAATTTTTTTAGTATTACTAAAGTCAGAATATTTTTCGTTGAATTTCTCTAATAAAATTTTATATGCTAAAATACGAGTTTCTTTATCTTGTTTAGAAAGTTCTTCAAATACTTCTTCTTTTTTATTTTCTTTTTTAATTGTTGAAGAAGTTAAATGTTCAAGTAAAGACAATTTGTTTTCAATGATTTGCTCATGAGATATTTTTTTATCGCTAGAATAAGCTTCAATTAATGTATAAATAGAAGCATGAGCTTTATAATTAGGAAGTTTAGTTTTGAAGAATTCTTCTAAATTATAGTATTTTTTAATCTCATTGATTAAGTTATACTTTTGTCTTTTAAGTGCAGAACGATTTAATTGTTTAGAACTTTCTAAAATAGTGTTAATGATTGTTTCTGCTTTACCTTCAGTTAGATTAGTACGCTTTAATAAACTATCATATAGTTTATATTCACGTCCTAATTCAGTTTTATTGAAGTAATTTTTTAGAATACCTGTGGCTTTTGATTCTTTGCCTGATAAAGTATCGGCTGTAATTTGACGAACTAAAAGTTCAAAAAGAATACCAGTATTCTTAAATTTCGAATGTTTAATTAACATCTAAGTGATATTTTTGTTATAAATATATAAGGATATTTTAATCTCGCAATTGATTTTCATCAAGTAGTGATTCTTTTGCTTTATCAGCGGAGAATACTATCTTTTTTTCCATTTCGTTTAACAGTTGTTTATTTTTCAAATAAACATTCTCAGTTAATTGTTTAGACAAACCATCCATAGTATCATCATACTTATTAGCTGTTCTACCTAATCTATCTCTACCTAATGGGTTATCTTGAGTATTAATTGTAGATACTTTTTCTTTAGGACGACCTAATGTAACATCATCTCCATATCCTGTAGGTACATTTTCTGGGTTAGAAGCCATTCTGCCTTTACCATATAATGTAGCTAAATCATGAGGTGTTCCATATGAACGTCCTGTTTCTAACGGGTCGTTTCCTTCTTCAGTAATTTGACCCAATCTGAACTTACGTTTGGCATCCTGTAAAATAAGATCACGGTACTCATCATATTGGTCTTCACTGAAGTGGAATACATTGTGATAAATCCAATCTGTAGGTAAAAGTTGAGCTTCCATAATATTTTTAGCTAAATCAACTTTTTCCTTCATTAACATAATACGTTCTTGATCGTAAATGATAGAAGGTGTAGTTAAAGATAACTCAAAGTTAGTTAATGTTTCACCTTTATATCCTTGAACATATAAATGTACTAATGCGATTTTATAAAGTTCAGATAAAACAATACGTTGTAATCTATCAATTGTACGAGCAAAACGAATATCTTCTGCTGCTAATGTTGCTTTACCTGTTAAATCTTTTTCATAACCCATAAATGCTTTAGGTACTTTAAGAGCGGCAAACAATTTATCTCTTAAATAAACTACGTCCTCCATACCATTGTATTCTAATCCTTTAGTAGTTTCAATCTTAGTTGATTGATCATTACCTCGAACTGGAATATAAAAGTCTTCTAACAGGTTTTGCATGTTGTATTTTAAGTTATACTCACCTGTTTTTTCATCCATATATGGAGTCTTCTTCATTGTAGATATTGTTTTCTTCATGAAGTTTTCTACTTCATTAGGAGGAATAGCACCTACATTAATATAGAAAATACGTTTTTCTGGAGCGCGAGAAATTCTATGAATCAACATAGCATCTTCCATCAATGTATATTGTTTAAACAATTTACGAGCTGGTTCAATGTATGAACGACCATATGGGAGATAATTTACATCAGTTAATAATCTGAAGTGTGCCATTTCGTAGTTGTCAAAATATATACCTGTTGAATCAGGACTGAATTGATGAGGAACACTAAATTGACCATATCCTCCACCTACATATCCTTCAGGATTGAATTTAAATCTTACAGCAGTAGGTGTATTTTTATCAAATCCTTCTTGACGTTCTATATGATAAGCAGTATATGGAATAACATTATACACACCAAATTTTTCAGCGATCTCTAATTTTAAGAAGAAATCACCATATTTACACATTTGGCGAACCCAAGACCATAAATTAAATTCTATGTTTAAAACGTCATAAAATAGGTTATAAAGAATTTTCTGGATATCTTCATCCGAACTACGGATTTGAAGAACTTCACCCATTTCATTCTTTAAAGAACATTCATCAGATACAATGTCTAAAGCTGAGGCTATAATAGCATCAGTATCCATCACATCATAATCTGAATATAATTGAGCTCTTAAATATTGGTAGTTAACATTTAATTGTTGACCGTAAAGTGATGTTGCGTTAGCTGAGTAGATTCTGTTATATCTGTCAACTAATGAATTAGTCTCATATCTACCACTTCTTTGGATAGAATCTACATCCATTACTTTTAATTGATTACCTCCTTCATTACGAATAATTACGTCTGTTGAGAATAATCTTCTTAATCGTGTAAATACACTAGTATCTGCCATATTTATTTATTTAAAGTAACCAACTAATATCTTCAGCTCCGTTGCTTGTAGGCATATAATACGGATTATCTTTGCCGGAGGCAAAGTAAGCTCCCTGATATTGAGAAGGTCTTGATATATTATTTAAAGTTGCTTTTGTTAATTCTATTCCTTGTTGTTTATTTTTTAAAGCTGTATCTCTTAAATACATTGCTGTACTAAAAGACATAACTAAGTCATCATTATATCCTGATTGTGCTTCTGCTCTACCATTTTTCCAAACAAATACTTTCATTTCTTCAATTAAACGTTTTGAGCGAACAGTAACACTACGATCACCTATATATTCTCTTCCTTTATTAATTACTAATGGGCGAGTTCTTAATGACATAGTGAAACCAGGTACCATTTTTGAGTGATCTTCATATTGACTAAAATACGAATCTGAGATTGAGGCCTCACTCTTAGGTGAATAATATAAATTTCTATATCCTCTTTCTTGGATTGCATCTAAAGCAGCCCAACCAATATTAGCATTTTCAACTACCAGCAATGCTTCATTATATTCCATTGCTATAGCAGTTAAGAAATAGCCAAATTCTTTTGGAGGCATATGTCCTTTATATTCTGCTACTTGTGTATTAGTTTCTAAATCAAATATATGGAATGCTGAGTAGTCTTTACTATCACCTCGAGCAACGTCAGCTACAACCATATAATTTCTTGTATAGTCAGGTGATTCCCAAATCCAAAGATTTTTATCAACACCTCTTCTATCCATAGGATCAATAGCTGTAGATGTTAACATATATTCTATATGTTCAGGAAAATATACTACATCACCTGATGTACTAAAATCACAGTCACATTCTTGAGCTGCTAATCTAGGGTCACCTAATAATTCATCTTGTTTTTTTCTCCAAGCCTCATCTCGTTCTGGGTGAACAAACCAAGGTAATTTAATTGGTAAAAATTGATTTTCTTGTGCTTCTGCTTTAACCCATGTTTGATGGAACCAGTTACCAGTACCATATGGAGTTGATAATACAATTGCACCACCACCAGTAGCTAAGGTTTGTTGAGCTGAAGCCCATATTTCACCAATTTGTTCAATAAATGCAGCCTCATCTATTAATAGAAGTGAAACAGCTTCTGATCAACCTGAATCACCTGCTGCTGAGACTGCTTTAATTTGTGAACCATTTGGTAATTTAAGAGAAAGTTTATTGTCTTCTAAAGGTTTAGGTCCTTTAAGCCATGAAGGTAAGTTATCAAACATGAACTTTACCTTAGTAACCATGTTTTTAGCTGTATCAGTTTTAGTTGCTAAACAAAGAACATTTTTATCTTTATGAAACAACATCAACCATAAAGAATAACCGGCGGCTAAAGTTGAAATACCTAACTGTCTAGATTTAAGTACAATTGAATATGGATTATCTTTCCATAAATTTAATACTTTACCTTGAAATGGATATAAATTAAATATAACTCGCCCACGAACTGGGTTTTGAATGTAACAGTATTTTTTCATGAAGTGTGCTGGGTCTTGAGCACACTTGATGTATTCTTCTCTTATTATTTGTTTTAAGTCTTGCGACATTATTTTTTAGTATCTATTTTCCAATAAAATTTAAAACTTACAGTTGGTCTAAACTGTCCATTTAAACCAACACCCAAGCCATAAGCTTGATTATTTGTATTTCTAAGTAAAAATTCAGGACCTAAAAATCCTAATCCTGATTTACTTCCAGTTAATCCAGCCCCAACATAGTATTCTTTTCTATTTTCCACCACAACATCAGTGATGGTAATTACTGGGATTGTTAGTTTGTATTTAAGGTCTCTTGATTTAATTTTATTTTGAGTAATTGAGTCATTAATGTAAAATTTTAATGTATCATTAATTAACGAATCATTATAAACATAAGTAGAGTAATAATCACCTAAAACATAAGCTGTATCTACATCACGGATAGTGTCATATTCCACACGAGTTCTCCATTTGGGAACATATGTGGGTATTTCTCTATCTACATTAACATACGTAGTATCAATTGTTCTAATGGTATCAGTCTTAACCTTTTTACCACTACCGCCACATTTTTGCAATAATATAATTATTACTAAAACTAGGATGGTAATAAAATATATTTTGTTTTTTATTTTTGACCAATCCATTATGAAATAAGACCGTTAGTGAGGTCACTAATTTTACCTACTTTAGTAATAATATTTCTATTATTTTTAATATATTGTTTTAAAGCAGCTAACTTCTTTTCACGCTCAGGTCCTTTTTTCATGCCTTCAATTTTGGCAGCTAAATTTTTAACAATACCTGCGGCTTTGTTAGCAGCTTCTACTTTTTCTTTATCAGCTGTTGACATACCTAATTCCTTTTCAGCAGCAGCAATGTCAGCAGCAGATGGTTCAACTGGTTCATCAATTGGTTCCATTGCTTTATCTTCTTCATCCTCTTCATCACCACCCATGAAAAATTCAGACCCTGGTTCTTCAGTTGATGCTGTTGGTTCTTCAGTTTCTGGTTCTTCCATTTCAGGTTCTTCAGCTGCTGCTTTACCTGGTTTTTCAGAAACCGGAAGTGTAATTGCGTTTACGCTACCGAATTTCTTAAGGATAGGATTAATTAAAGCACTAGCTAGACCCAATGCGCTTGCTAAGTTAGCCTGAGTGATACCTTGTTCACCTGCTTCTTCAACAGCATCTAATACTCTAGCTTCTAAAGTACCAGCATAGATGTCTTTTAAAGCATCAAATTTTGCTCTATCGGCTACTCGGAAAAATTTATATGAGGCTAATTCTCCTATAGTAACAGAACCACCTTGTTTTAATTTATTTACAGAGTCAGTTTTTCCAGTGCCAGATAAAGTTCCAAATTTAGGATCTTTCTGTAGATCATCTACAGCGTCTTTTCCAGCATAGGTATTACCCTCTGCTACTGTTAATTCATTTATAATTTGTTCACGAATGTACTCGTAGAGTTCTTTCCTTTTCATCGCAATTTTTATTATAAATATTACAGACCTAGATAGGATTTAATTTGATTCAAACGTTCCTCATTAGAACCAGCAATGATTCCAAAGTTTTGTATTTTATTTAAATGGGAAGAACATAGAAATCTAATCATATTATCTATTTGATTCCTATAATTAGAGTCAGTAGTACGTACTTTATTATCTTCAATAGGTACACCAGTAGGAGTTACATAGAATATCCAATCATATTCTCCAATAAATGTTGAAGCATATTCTTCAAATGCGTCTTTATTATTTGGATCTATAGATTCAGCACACATAGTAAAAGCCATAACATCTATAACTGTTCTATCAGTAATGATATTAGGATGAATAAGTTCAGAACAACGTTCAGCTAAGAATATCGTTTGACCTTTTAATGTACTATCTGTATTCAATGGAATTCCTAAATCACGTAAATATTTACTACGTTCAGTAGCAAAATTATAGTTATGAAATTCTGGTAATTCTTTTAACGAATTTACTAATGTAGTTTTTCCTACACTTACTGTACCACAAAAACCTATCTTCATATTAATGTCTCATTTTAGCGGTACCACTTTTATACCATGGTAAACCATTACCTTCTTTTTTTAATTTTTTAAACTCATCTTTAGTATATTGGAAACCATTTAAATGATATTCCTCTTTACCATCAGGATGAATTACAGCAGGACCTTCAGGATTATGAAGTTTACCTTCTTTAATGTAACGAACAGTCCCATCAGGAGACTTAAGACATTTAGTTTGGAATTTAGGATCTGGACTCATATAACTTATTTGTTTATATATTAAATATATAATTAAATCTTATGTAGGCAAAACTAATTAAGCTTCTTGTATATAAAGCATAAAATCTTCTAACACTACACGATTTTCAGGTGTTGCTTTCACTAATGCTTCTTTAAGAATAACTGAGGTGTCTTGTTTTGATTCAACAATAAGTTGTTTTAAAGAATTTAAAACTGACTCAGTTAAAACATAACTTTGTTCTTCATCTCCGTAATCAGCAAGATCATTTAAGTATAAAGTAATATATTCGTTTAATTTATCTTGAGATACATTCATAGATCATATTTTTTAAACGGTTTAATGCTTCTTTAAGTTTATTTATTTGGCTATTTAACCATCCTAAACGCTCACCTAAACGTTTACCTTCCATAGGCGCTTCAATATTTTTAATATAAGGCTTAAGAGGTTTCATGTACTCACTTCCAGTTAAAAATACAAATTGGTCTTTATCTAAATTTAAACCAGCTGACTTCATCTGTTTAACTGTTTCTTCAGCCCATTTTTCTTTCTCGTCTTTTTTCATTTCCTTAAGAGTTTTGTCATAAGGAGCTAATACCTTAGTCATTGGAACTAAATGATGTTTAGCAGAAAGAATATACATTTTACTAGGATCTAAAGACTTACCATACTCTAATGTTTTCTTAAACATTGGTGAGGCTGAGTATAGTTCTTGAGCTGGAGAGGGCTTACTTAATTTAGACTTTGTACAACTTAAAAGTACAATCTTGGCCATTACATTATTTTGTTATAAATATTACTTAAAATAAAGAATGTATTTCTTTAATAAGAGATGTTTTACATAAATGATTTATATGTACTACTAAGCAATCACAAGTAATTTGACTATATTGTGGATATTTTTCTACAAATTTCTGGATGAAAATATTATAGTCATATTCACGAACAAACTTATATTCTGAGATTGCTTTATGAATTAAATGATAATTTCGATTGTTTGATTTATTTTGCAAACTAGGAAAAACATTAGCTAAAAATAAAACATAAGGTTTAGATTGTTCAAACTCACTATTAGCAATAATTTCTCTAGCAATATTCCAATTATCCTGATCATTACTACTTAACATACTATATAGAGTTTGAAATATCTCTAAATCAATAACTGTTTCTTTATTGATTTCTGAGTTAATGTTAGAGTCAAAAACTATATCTAGATCATGTTTATTAGTAATATTTTTTAGATTTTCAAAAAATTCATAACTATCTATTGCTTTTTTAGTACCCCACTGAGATGTTATTAAACGACCTGTGATTGAAGGATATTTGAGAAGTTCTCCAAAATTTGGATCTATTTTAGTTTGGATCAAAATCTCTTCTTCATCAATATAGTAAAAATCAAATTTAGCCTCAGTATGGTAATTACTATACCTAATATCAGACCACCTATTTTGTTTATTAATATATTTATTAAATTTATTAGCTATAACATCATATGGTATAATACGATATGTTGTTATTTCTTTTTTATATTCTTTAGGTATATAAAAATCTCTAATAAACTGATCACTAATTATTAATGAGTCTAATTTCTCAAATTTTCTAGCTGTATTAATATTTAGTTTATTTTCTTCAAAATAATTTTTTAGTTTATAGCTAGGCATTAAAGATATTGGAGTTAAATATACTGTAGTGTTATCTTTTAACTTGTTATCTTTAAATTTTTCATAAATTTCTAAATAATTATTTATAGATTCTTCTGAGACTATTAGAGCACTATTAGTCCAACTAGATTTAACAAATTTAGAACCATTTAATTTTATTTGACATACTGCAGGCATAACTTTTATTTTGTTAAGAATTTAAGAAGTGTTTTATTAAGCATTAATGACTTGAAAGCATTTGTATTACCATTATAGATTTCTTTAACAATTCTATATTTCAAATCTACAGCAAATATTTCTTCATTCATCAAAAGTGCTAAACGATCTATAATTGATTTTTCAATTTTATTTTCTTTACTATAGTATAAGCTATAGTTAATAATACGAATTGCTAACAGTGAAGCTAAATCTGCTCTATAATTTTTATCTTTACCAATAATTCCCTTAAGTGTTTTAACTACATAATCTTCTTTTTCATGAGTTAAAATATCTTGAGGTGAAATCAATTTATCCAATTTATTATGAATAAACATAGTAAACGCTGTTGTAAATTCAGGCCCAACACAACCTTCACCAATCATTTGAACTAAACTAAGATCTCTTTCAAATGATTCTAATGATGAAATTGAATTAAAGAATGTTGTGATGCTTCTTGAGTTAGTTTTTGTATTAACAAATTCTGGATGTTTTAAAAGAAAGTTAATACATCGGCCATCAATTTGACTATTCTCAGCCCAAACTGCCCAACAGTTAATATCAAATTTTAAATTAACTGAGATGAATCGTGTTTTTTGAGCATTATCAATACTGTTTACAAGATAGTCTCCGTTATCAGGATTACTTGTTAATAGGATATGCCAATCTTTAGGTAGTGACCAACTAATATATTGCTGTCTATCAATTAGTTCCATAACAGCTTGAATAAATCTAATATCAGCTCTATTCCAATCATCCAACAACAAAATACCACCTGTTGTTTTACCTGCAATCCATTCAGGTGGACAGTAACCCATTCTATTTTTACCTGTAGTTGACCAATTCTTTTTATGATAATCTTCTACAGCATGTTCATCAATCCATTCTGTTTTTGAACCATCAGTCATTTCAAATTGACGGATTGGAAATCCTACTAAGTCACCTAATTCTTCGATTTGGGCGAGGTTCAATTTAACAAAATTCAAATTCATTTCTTTTGCTAATTGAACAACCATTGAAGTTTTACCAATACCTGAGTCACCAATGATTTCTACTGATACTGGTGGTTTATTATTGGCTTGTAGGAAGCGATTGTTATTAATAATGTGAGACATAAATAATTTTGCCTCATCAATGTTTAGAGAAACTTGCTGTTGTTTGGTTGCAGTTTTTGTTTTAGCCATAACTTTTATTTTTGTTTATAATATTAATATATGTTGAAACTTCTTGTAAGCCTAGAGATTGATTTTAATAACATTACCCCAACCATTTTCTTTTGTTTCTTCTATATTAGCACCTTTAGAACATAATACTGTTAATACAGGTTTAAATGAATTTTTAGTGCGTTCACCTATATGTCCATCAGTTAAAATAATTAAACTGTTATAGTTTTTATGTTCATTAAAGTATTCAATAAATGGATTCATATCTGTACCTCCTCTACCTTTAACATATTCTGGTGTTTTACCTTCATATGGATAGACATTATGTATAGCAGCGTCTCCTTCAGCTACTGTGATTGAGACTCCTGTTTTCCACATATGATAAATCTCATTAAAAAACTCTACTAAGTCTGCTTGACCAACTGAGCCAGAAGTATCTACTCCAACTAAAACATGTTTTTTAGGTTTAATTTTTAATGCTGGATTTGGAGTGAATCTTTTATTAAGTTTACGTCTTGTTTTTTTAGTGTATACTTTAGGTGAGGAACTAAAGAATCTTCTAAAATAAGATTTCCAATCATATGATGGAGGTGTTTTTTCAAACAGTGAATCAATATAATCTTTTAATTCAGAAGGTATAAATCCTCTATCTTTTTGAGAATTAACTATCTCTCTAATTTGATGTTCTATTTGAGCTTTAGCTAATTTCTTTTCAGCTTCAGATAATGAGTCAAATTCTTTCCATGTTGGATGTAATCCTTGACCATCACCTCTTAAATTATCTAATAATTCATATAGTCCAGGACTTGTTCCTTCGTTAAGTGATTTTTGTAGTAGTCTATAATATTCTTTAGTACCTGCTTTTAATGGTAAATTAAGTTCTGGAAATGAACTTGGTAAAAGAATATCTGGTGATGGGTAATAATCAGGAGTTAAATACTGATTGATTTCAATATCAGCGGCTACATTATGTAATTCTTGATCTGGGAAGTCATCTTTATCTTCTAAATGACCAAAACATATATGGAGTAGTTCATGTTTAAGAAGACCTATTTTCTTCTTATCATTTGATAAACTATTCCAAAATTCTTCATTAACTAATAGTTGATAGTTAATTCCTTGTAAGCATACTCCAGCAGTAGGAATATCGTTTCTAACATTTTTGTTTAATGTTGATAGGAATACACCATAGAATGGCTCACTAAACATTAGTTGCTTCCCAATTCGGGATAGATCGTTGTGAATATCAGACATAACCTTTTATTTTATTTATAATATAAAAATATGAATGGCCTCCTAGGAGGCCAAACAAATTATTAAAGAGGAAATTTTTTAGATAATTCCTGCTAATTTTTTCATTCGTGAGAATGATTCATTTAGTTGTGTTTCTTCTAATTCTTCTTCCTCTTCTCCACCTGTCTCACCAGATTGCATTGCAGCTCTTAAATCACTCATCATTCCAGGTTCAGCACTTTTAGCTGGTCTTCCTCTTTTACCTGCTGATGGAGCTTTTTCTTTTTTAGGTCTTGATAAACCTCCTAAACTTAAAACACCAGATTTAATTAATGAGCGTGTTTCATCATTTAATGTAGAAAGTTTATAACCTGAGTTGATTTCTTTTAATTTATTTATAAGATTCTTACGATCAACACCAGTTTCACCTGCTTCCATGATAATTTCAATCATATCAGCTACCCACTTATGAGTATCTGAGTTATCGAATAATTCTTTAAGTCTATTAGCTTTGTCAGCGTTAGCTATAACAAAGTTATTAGAGATGCGGCCTTGTTTAGCCTCATCCATCTCATCAAGGATCATTTCTCTAATAGCGTTATACAATTTATCTTTCATGAATGTAGTATTTATTTATAAATATTCAAGAAAAAATAAAATTAAATGTTCTCAATGAAATCAGGGAATTCATTATCTTCCATAGCCCAGTAAAATTTATGTTATGATAATAAATATTCAGCTACATAAATTCCTTGTGCTCCACTAACAGTAATCCCACGAGCACTTAAAGCATCTCCTACAAAATGTACATTTGGATATTCTGTTAATGCCAAATTCTTATAGTCAACTAATGGTTCAGGACTTAAATATTTTACTTCGGGAATATATATACCCCAATCATCACCCATTTCAGGAAATACTTTTTTCATATCATCAATAAAATTAACAATATATTCAAAGTATGGATTCATCACCTCAGTAACCTTAATTAGTTCTAACCAATCAATTTGAATAGAAGAAACTGTATTTCCCTCAGATGTTAATCCTGGTTTACGAGTATCACCTGGTGAGTAAAATAAACCAGTACCATTTTCTTGTAATTTAGATACTACTTCTCTTGACCATTCAAACGGATTTTCAATGCCTTTGATTTCCATTAAGATACCAAAGTTAGTCATTTGGTTTTCAAATTCCTTACCTTTCTTAGCATGACCATTGTAAGTAACATCACCATATGTTTCTTCTACTGCTACATAAGCTGCGTTATTGTTTGTACAAAATGAACGAAGTGATACGTTATCAAACTTTTGATATAGTTTGAAGTCATAACTAACATCAATTAGTTTTTGGAAGTATTTTTGTGGTGCTTCGAATCTACAGCCTATTTGGACTGATTTAGGTTCGGTTGGTAATTTATAATCATCTGCTAGTTGTTTACCAAAATCAATACCTGATTTACCTACTGCAAATATAAGAGTATCATAATGATGAGTATCGAAATGTTCTCCATTTTCATCTATCCATTTACCATAGCATGTTCCTCCAGTAAATAAAGGATCACCATCATTATCAAAATCAATTTTAATTATTTCAGTTTCCCAATGAAATTCAACACCTTTATCAACTAAATATTGGTACCATGCTTTAGCAATCTCATGTAGGTAATTCGAACCAATATGCCATACAGGAAATAAACGTAAACCAAAATATGGTTTAATAAAATCAGGTTCAGCTTGTGGATCAGAACAAAAGATTTCTTCTGGTTTAGGATGGAAACGTCTAAAGTTACTAATAACTTGATCCATCAATTCCATTGCTTTTTCTTCACCACAGTATTTACTTAATACACCTCCAATTGCTGTATGGTATGTTAATTTACCATCACTCCAACCACCTGCACCTAACATGCCAGTCATAACTTCTTCAGGTAAACGATTGTGTGGATCATTTCCTTTATCAATAATAGTGATAAGTTCACCTGGATAACCATTATCCACTAATTTGGTAGCAGCATTAATGCCTGCTACACCTGCACCAATAATTACTATCTTTTTGTCCATTCAGGTTGATTATTTAATTTGTTATAATTTAATTTTTTTACACCTAACTTATCTAATATATAAAAATTTCTATATGAGGCCAAAGTATTAGTTCCTTTAAACTCATCAGGCATACATTGTGGAGGAGCAACAAATCCATTATCTGGGAGATTGGGTTCATTTTGCTCTAACCATTCTAGTACTTCTTTTGTTTTATGAGGTTTACCATAACGTTTTTTAAATTCCTCACATATTTCAAGACCATGTTTAACTAACCATCTATAATGTTGTATAGATGCTCTAGTCCATTTAGTTGATGGATGATTTTTATGAGCACGTTTGTATGGAGCTGTTCCACCTGCTTCCCAATGTGCAGTACAACACATTTGAGCACTTTCAATTTGCATTTTACGAATGTGATCGTCTGCCAATTCACGTGCTGCGATGATTGGGTCTTCATTAATATAAAATATATTCATACAATCAAATATAACTTATATTTTTTAGTAAGCCAAAATAAAGGTGGCCCGCAAAAGCGGGCCACTACTCCATTAATTATTTTAAGCGAACAGGCAATGAATCTGCTCTATAATAGATTTATATGCTTTGGATTTGATCAAGAGTAAATCCTAATTTAGCAGCTAACTCTTCTAATTGGGGTTGAATTTCTTCTGATTCTTTTGCATTCGCATACTCAGCATCATAAGTTAGTAAACTAGCTATTTTTTCGACAGATGAGAAATACTTAGATCCTTTCATTCTTGTTATTTCTACTTTAATTCGTTCTTTTTCTTCTCTAGCATTATCTACCACATCAACTTCTTCTCCAGTTTCTTCATCTGTAAAAGTACCATATCCTTGATCTTCTGTATAATCGTAGCTTACATAGGATTGGATTAATGATAGTAGATCTTCTGTTTCTTCTTCAAATAACGCTTCTACTTCTTCTACTTCTTTAATTTTTTCTTTATATTCATTCTCAGTAATTAAACCTGCTAATTTTTGCATGTATAAGAATGATTCATTCATCATTTCTTTTTCTTCTTTTTTAAGTACTTTTTTCAAGATTGCTCCAGCTACACGTTCACCAGCTTCTTCTGAACCATATCTTTTAGCAGCAGATTTAGCGATTTTAGCAAATCCTTTACCTTTTTTACCAATGTCTGTTCCTTTTTCAAAACGGGCTTCTTCAATTTCTTCTAATTGAGGACCAGCTTCAGGATCCATTTCATCAATAGCTACTTCATCAATCACCGCTTCTTCTCCCATACCTTCATTTTCCATAGTATCTTCTTTACCAGCTTTAGATTTCATTTTTTCAAGAATCTTTTCAGCTTTCTTTTTATACTTTTGGAGTTCCTTGATTTCCTTTTCAAGATTTTTCTTTTTAGCTTCGTCAATCATATCATGGTAAGCTTCATCTAAGCCTTCCATGTTAAGTTTTTTCTCACGAAGTTCAATAGCTTCATCACAAGCTCTAATTTTAGCTTCTTGAGCTGCTACATTGCCTGAAGTTTCTACTTCACGAATATATTCTTGGATTGATTCTTTAATAATTTGTCTAAGTGATGTTGAGTTCATTTGGATTATTTTGTTATAAATATGTTAAGATTTGTAAATTTTTAATTTTAATGTACCGTTCCCTTTAATAACACGATGGAACATATGTCTTGGTATAAAGATTGATTCATTCAATGAAGTTGGTAACTGGTTATCTAATTGTATTTTCCAATTGGTATCACCTAAAATTTCAATAGTACGATCTTCATTATCACGATGCCATTTTAATTCAATAGGATCTATATTTTCATTAAACTCACGAATAATATATTTGTCTGTTACTTCAAGATCTTTATATGGTTTTATTTCCTCATCTAAATCTTCTAAACCAGTATCATCTTTTTTAAGATCTTTTTCAATAGATCTCATCTCTCCCATAGCCCAATTCTTTTGAGCTGAAGTGAGTTTATTATTTACTACATTCTCAATAAATTCAATGAATTCATCTTCTTCCAATTTATACACCTCCGTAAAAAACAGTTCTCTAACACGAGCGTCATCTATATTACTTTCAACATATAAGTTGTTTAAAGCGTCATATATAAATTTACCATACTGGAGATCACGTGGTTCATTAGACAATTTATCTACAGCTCCAATTACTGCTTTGTTTTGTTCTAAATCTTTACCAAAGCCTTGTGTACCAACAATTTCATATAGACCTTTTACAATCTCATGAACTAACATTGGGAAACAAAGTGCTCTAGCTTTAATAACAAACTGTTCAGTATCTTCATCATAAACCATTTCGCTTTCACCACCTGCCATTTTTTGGCCTTGTTCTAAGGCAGCTAACATCATAGCGATAGCATTTTCATCATCATAAATTCCAAATACTTGTTTTAGAATTTCACCATACTTATCTACTAAAGAATCATCCAATAAATCTAAATATTCTCTGAATAAATAAAAAGCAAATGAGCCTCTAATTGAGGCGCCTTGAGTAATACCATTTATAATACGACGTTTTGCTTTTAAAGCCTCTGGTGTATTAGCATCTTCTACTGGTGTTTCATCTCCAGATGAAGATAAATTTATATTGTCTTCTATTTTAGCATCAATTCTAATATTAGCATAGTCGATAATAGGGTATGCTTGTGTAACCATATCAACAGCAATCTGAGATAAAACATTACGATGTGGTTTTTCAGCTTCTATAATTTCACCTAATATTTTTTGTGAACTCATTAATGTTTGCATTAATGATTTATTACCAAGCATCTGCTTTAAAGATTGACCTGACTTGCCTTTTAAGGCGGCCATTGTTTCAGGTTTGAATATCTTCTCGTATTCGACTTCTAATAAGTTAGCCATTATTTTTTAAGTTTTAAAAAACGCTGAGCGATTTTGTTAGCTAGTTCTTTTTCTTCTTCTTTTAATGCTTTAGGTTTAGGTTGAACACCAGGAGCGGGTTTGTCAAATCCTCTACGTTTTGGAGTAGTACCTGGTTTAGTAGTTGGTGGGGCAGTAGTTTTTTCTTTTTCTTTAGCAGGAGCATTTTCCTTTAAGATAGAATAAATTTCCTCACGAATAATTTCTTTTAATTTCTCTAAGTTCATTTTTTCTTATTTTTTAAACTCTTTAATAATTGTTTCATCTCATTTACCTCTTCAGGCATAGCTACTGAGTGAAGTCGAATTAATGTTTTTAATCCTTCAGATATATTGTTTTGTTGTAATGAGGTAGCTAATTGATTTACTCTAGGTACTCTAAATGAAGCATTAGCTGTTACAATATAATGTTTAGCATCAGGTTGCATAGTGGCAAACCCTATTACTCGGCCACTAGGCATTTGAATAATATAAAATCTACTTTGACCTGCGGCTATTAATCCTGTTACTCTACCAATAGCATCTATAGAAGCATTTCTTCTAGTATATGGAGTTGTATTTCCTGCTCTTATTCTATTTTTTACACTTGTTGGTAAAGAATTAAATCCTGCTGTTAAACCAGCATTTTCTATAGTTGTATTAACCGCTGCGTTAGCTTCTCCGGCAGCTGCCGGAGCTGCAGGGGCGGCAGCTTGTCTTGGTCTTCTTTGAGTAGCGGGAGCTTCAGGAGCAACTGCTCCACCAAGTATTTGTCTTGCTTGAGCTGGTGATATTACTTTATTTAATAATTTACCACTTCTATTTGAAACTATAAAACTTGATCTTGGATCAACAGTGTTAACTAATAACACATTATCTCCCATCATTGCTGGTCTAAGAGTACTACCATCCGCCATTGGTGGATTTGATTGTACTATAGTTCTAGCGTTATCATCGTTTCTTACTGAGGATAAGAGTGATCTAATTTTACCATCTGTGAATTTCTGATTAGTATCTTTATAATATTGAATAATTATAGGCCATTCTTGATCTTGTATTCTATTAGCATAATCATATCTTGTCCACTCTCCAGATCTTCCATAATCTGTAATTGTGCTAGATGGAATAGTATCTATTGATGAAGGTATAGTGAATATCGCTTTACCAGCACCAATTTCAGCTTGAGGATTTACAAGTATAACTGCGTTAGCTTGATTTCTAGCTGTTCCAATTCGTTGAGAATATGGAGTATTATTTAATATATTAAGGAAAGAGTCTTTATCTATATTAGAAGGAAGATCTTTATCTTGGAAAACTAAATTCACAGCTGATGATTGAAAACCTGTATTTTCTGTTTCTCCCTGTAATACATTTTGTACTTCTTCACTATTAAAAGGAATAGATTTTAATTTACCATTTTCTATTTTATAAGAAGAAAATGAATTTGAATCTAATATAATTTTACCAGCATCAGTATCTTTAATGACAATGGCTGAGTCTGGGTCAGATTGTGCTTTTTCTAAAACTTTACTTACAAAATCAGCATTCACTACTTCTTTATCTACTAATTTTAAAATAGTAGGTAAAGGCAATTTGTCTAAATCGGGGTATTCTGTTAAATATTTAGCAGTACGAGCATTTAATTTAATATTTGGGTAATCTCTTTCATTAGTAAATATTCCTATTTTAACATCGCCTTCTTTAAATGTTAACTTAACTATAGCCTCACCATTACTAGTGACATATAGTCTTTCATCAATTTTAGTGTCCCATTTATCTAATTTAACTAAAAGTTTTTTAACATCAAATGGTATGTTATTTTGTTCTAATTCCTCTAAGTCTATTTTTCCTCTTAAATTAGCAGTTATAGATTTCCTATCATTAACTGAGAATTTATCTAAGTTTTTAAGTAAAGTAATAGAACTTATGATGCCCGCATTTGTAGCTATAAATGCCGCTAATTGTGGATAATCTGGGAGATATTTTTCTATGAATTCATCTACTGATATATCTGAGAAAAGTCTATTATTTTTTCTAACAACTAAATATTGCTTTTTCTCACTAAAAGGTAAAGTTTCCCATTTACGTATTGAAATAGGATTTCTTTCATATAATTGAGTTAATTTTTCTTTAGTTGAAAGAGGAACATACCTCATTAAACTCTTAGCGTTAGGAATATTTCTTAACCAAGGGATATTACTGTTAAGTGTTTCCCAACTCATTTCCCTAGATTCATTAGGACTATTATTTCTGTTAGTAAAAACATACTCTCCGTTACTTCTAACTTGAATAGCTACAAAGCTTAAAGGATCACTATCTGGTAAGTTAGCATTTTTTACTAAATAGAATGAAGGATAGTTTCTGTCAACTGAGTATCTATAGTTACCAAATGATGTTCTAGTAATACACCATGGAACTTCGTCTCTATGTCTTTGACATAACTCTTCATTCCCACCACTAAAAATAGTATATCCGTTTTCACTGTATACAACATCTGGTCCTGTTTCTTCTTCAGGAGTTTCTGCTCCTTCAGATTTACCAGTTATTTTGAGTAGTTTAGCTAAACTATATTTACGTAAATCTTTATCAGTAATTTTTGGAGAGTTCTTTAGCTGATCAAAACGTTTAATGGCAGCTTCAAGATTAGCATCTGAAATATCAATATTTAAGTCATCAGCTTCTTCTTTGAATTGATCCATCAGACGTTTTATTTCAGCATCTGAGTATTCATTAAGAGGAAACAAGTTGCTTACAACATGTACTATGAAAGAGTCTATATTACGCATCTAATATAAATATATTTATCCTTTAGGCAAAAACCAATTTGAGCACCATTTTGAAGGATCCTTAATTTGATTACCTTCATCATCTACTAATTCAGCTGTACCTTTATATGCTTGGTACTGTTCATTAGAACACATATGTTTACCATCTTCTACATAGTAGTATTTACATACATGGCATCCAAAGCCTATTGGAGAAAACATATAAGGAGGATATTCTCCCTCCCCATTCTCTTCTAATCTATTATTTTTGAGTGTCCACTCAGTTATATTGAATTCTTTACTCATTTTTTATTTTGTATTAGTAATTCACCTAAAACTTCTAAACGACCTACTTCTCTTTGGAATTCAGTCTGAGTCATATTTAGGGAGATTTTCTTATATGTTTCTTCGTATTCTTTTTTAGTTTTATCTAAATCTAATTTACCCTCAGCAGCTTTTTTATAGTATGGTAGTTTAACTTTAAAGTGTGTGTAAGTTAACATAGCTAAACCACCTTTTTCTTTAGCGTTGTTTGCTATCTTTTCAGCGCCTTTACCTCGGGTAATAGCAAAATCTTCAAATGCTTCTTTTGCTTCTTTTAATAATTCAAGTAATTTAATCATTTTGTTTTTCCCCATTTTTTACCTTTACCAGGTTGTTTACATTGAGAGGGTGTAGGACGACATGATGGATATTTGGCACGTTTTTCACCTTTTTTTCTACCACATGATTTACATTTTGTTTTACCGTCTACTTTACGACAGGTATTACAATCAACCCATCCACCTTCTTTACCTGATGGGCCTTGGCGTTTAAACCACTTATGAAGTGATTCGTCCTCTTGAATTATTTTTTTGATAATTTCTCTTAACTCAGAATAACCTGAACCATATGGAGCAGCTTTACCAGATTGTGGATCATTTGTTTCTTTAATACCTTTCCAAATTTTACCTTGGCGGCATCTAACAACAGCTCCAGACTTATAAGCAGACGGTTTATCAAATTTACGATCTGCGATACGTAAACATCTATCCCGTTTTGTCTTTTCTTCTAAAAGAACTTGTCTTATTAAGTCGTCTAGATTCATTATTTAATATCGGCTGATTCTAATAAAGTATAAGAAAACTTATTTCCATGAATGGCAGATGCTTTTTTACAAATAGCCATAAACTCATTAAAATCTTTAACACGCTTAAATACTTGACATCCTTCAGACCAATTCTCAACAAACTGAGATTCTGTAGTTGGATTTGATCTATGAATGTTAATTCCAAACATACCTTCTTGAACTTCAGTTTCATTAAAGGTCATGTCTTTATTTTTATCACGATACACTTTTACATTGCCTAAACGCTGACAAAGTGCTTCATATTTTCCCTGATGTAAATCAACTTTCCATACACCTCTATATTGGCCAGGAACTAGTCTTGCTACACCGTTTGGATTTTTAAATTCCTTAACAGCTTTAGTACCAGGATCTGTTGTACAAGCCCAAACGTGAGATTTCCAAACTCCGTTTTCTTTGTATGAAATGGTCATCCAGTCATCAAATACATTTGTGACTTTTTTACCAGTTGATGAGTTGCGGATGCCAATAATGTTAACATCAAATCCTTTGTTTGATGCATCTTCAAACCATGCGTATCCTTTTGCTTTAATAGCTGCTTCAATCTGTTCTCTTGTGTACATAATTATATTCCTATATTTATCATTTGTGGGTTTTCAACTTTAAATTTAACAACACCTTTAATGTCATTAATATTTTTAATTACTTGTTTAATAGTATCTAAATCAAATTTACCAAATTTTAAGTATGGATAAGGATCTATTTTAACTGTTACTCTATCATAAGAATAATTTTCTTTAGGTATACGAGGAGTATATTCTTTAGCATCAATAGTAGTAATACCAGTTATAGATCTGATATCGGATAATACTTCTTTCTGCCATTTAATATCATTGTTAGTAACTAATAAACCTTCAATTTTATAAAGTTTAGAAGCAGAATCTTCACGTAAAGTATTACGTATTTCATTCTTAATGATATTTTCTAATGTTGAACGCTTCATTAGTTTAAACACTTAAGTTTATATAAAGTAGAATTAATCAATGCTACCATTTCATCTACTTGATTATCTAAATATGAATCAGTGATATCCTGGCGTAAAGTATTCACAGTCATACATAATGCTTCAAAGTACTGAATTACTTGTTGTTTGTTAGTGTAATTCATAAGACTGAAGCTTACATAGTTATTGATAATACCATATTTACCTTGATAACTTTCTACAAATCCATCTACTAGATCTACAATTCCATCATAGTAATCATTCAATGCTTTATGCTCAGCAAATGAAGTAGTTTGTAAGTGAAACACATGAGCTTGTGTTCTTGAGTGCATCAAATAAGATGCTAATTTTGAGCAGTTTTCCATATTACCAATATCCTGAGAATGTTGTATTTTTATTTAAGACCTCTTTTATCCATTTCAATTTTAACTAATCTTTGTTGGAAATTAAGAGGAGTTCCTGGGATTCCTTTATTATCTTTACTCCATAGTATTAATGTATCATTCGGGAGAGTTTTAATTTGGGCAGCCATTTCTTTAGGAGTCCATGATTCTCCTGCCCATCCCGCTTTACGAAGAAGTTTTTGTAAGAGTGATGCCTCATTTAATGCATTTTGTATTTCTTCCTTAATGATTTGTTTTAGTTCTGATTTTTTCATAATTTATAATTTATTATACATATTGTGCTCTATATTGTTTATTTTTAATAGTTTGAGCCTTTCCAATAAGCTGACATCTTACTGTTTCTGGGTTGATTTGTAAGTCAAGAGCTAAATCATGGTAACTAGGGTATGTTTTAACATATTCACCTGATGTTTTATATAAAGCTACAGGGTTGCCTTTTCCTTTATTAGGGCTTACTCTACCCTTATGAGCTTTAGATACATTAGGTTTAGGACCATCAGGTTTACCTTTTTTAGATGTTGTTGAACCTGTTTTGGCTTTAGATATTTTTTCGCAAGTTTCTTTTGAGAATTTACGTCCTGTTAGTTTTTCACTAACTGTCTTTTTAGTTTCTTCTTTATGAAGATTATTTCCTCTAGCATCATTAGTCATATTATAAAACATTGAATTTCCAGCTGCGTTAAATTTTGTCAAATAATATGTTTCCATAACTCGAGCATCTCCCTCACCTTCCCATAATATTTCTCTAGTGAAATTTTCTTTACCATGTTTTTTTAAAGCATTTTTTAATGCTTTTCCACTACCATAATAGTTTTCATCAACTTGAGTCTTTCTAGAAGATCCAATATATTTTTTATTGTTGATGACATTAGTTATAAGATAAACATAAGCCATATTCCCTCCAATTTATTATAAATATTGGGGGTGTAGCTTCCCTTACCAATACCCTGTGTAAGTGGTTTTGAACCCTAGTAGCTTAGCCATACGGGGCAATCTACAACTCCAGTATGATGCTTTAGTTTTGTCTTTCTTTTGAGGGCAGTTATGACGTTTAGAGAAAGCTTGGCGTGCTTTAGGATTGTTAAGTTTTGCTCTTAATCCTCCACCAGCCATTCCAAAGCTTACTTTTTTAATACGTTTTGATTTTGGGTCACGTACATATACGTAAAATTTCTTAGAACCACCACGTTTAGGTTTATTTAAAGCAGGTGTTTTCTTTTTGTCATCTTCATTAAGTCTCTTTTGAAGAATTGAAATATATTTATTATATACTCCATAATTTCTTAATAAACGAGATACGTTATCAAGATTTCCATCAAAAATAGATTGTTCTAGTTCAAAATAAAGATCCATTAATTTCCCAGAATTCATTTTAGCTAATTCTGAGTCTGCTTTAATTTGATCTAATAAATCACTATATGGAAGTATAGGTTTGTCTACTTCTTCTAACATAGGTAAATCTAAAGGTACTTTTTGTCCTTCATACATTCCATATTCACCTAAATTAGTTTCAAGTAAAATTTCTTTATCAAAATCATTTACATGAATTGCATTACGAGAAAACAAGTAACGTGCTTCAGCCCACATGTCTAAAAATGCTTCAGATCCATATCTAAACATATTTTCAGTGATAGGCAATTTATTCTCAACATGGTATTTCATATTCTCAGTCATAACAACTTTAGTGTTAAGACTTTCGTTAAGTACAGGACCTGGATTGCCTACATTCTCACAAGAATGGCAACCGCAGTTGCATGATTCTTTTTTAGGAGGTGTAGAAAGTGCTTCTTGTATTAAACGTTTTATGAGACTAGCTTGTTCCATGGTTATAAATATTACTTACTTGTTTTTATTTTAAGAGCTAATGGCAAAACATATCCTGAAGTATTTCTAAATTCTATATAGCAATTTACTTCTCCAAATAAATCACTTTTTAAAGGTAATTTTACTGTTAAAGCTTTAGTATTAGAATTTGGGTATTTTATTTGAGCAGAGGATATATTTCCTATAGCTTTATAAGCATCATCTATTGTTAATAAAGGTTTAATATCTATACTACCATTTTTGATTTCTTTAACATAATAGTATCCATAACCAAATCCTGAGGCTAATAAGTTTTGGAGAACTTTAGGTTCACTTATATTAGTAGATTCATAACTGTTAGGTATTTCTCCTTCACCAGCAATATATTCATTTAGCCCTTTGGCTACTTTTTCAGGATCTATATTAAAAATTTCAAAGATATTCTTTATAATTTCATTTCTATCAAATTTAGACGGATCATAAACTACATTTTTATTTTCATCAAATACTATAAAAGGAACATTTCCTCCATTATAGAAAACATGACCTGTTATATTTTTTAATGATATGTAATATTCTTTACCCTTTGTTTTAATAGTAACATCAGCTATTTTAGGACCTATATTTTCAGGTTTATCAACATTAAGAGATCGTTTTGTATCAGCTGTACCAGTAAAATCAATATCTTCTTGAGTTAAATTTTCTGGGTTTATATTTAATGTTTGGTATAATTTTTTAATATTGGAATCTTCAATGTCATCTAATGGTAATCCAGCTGATGATTTTAATTTATCAATAAAGTTTTGTTCGTATTTTTCTCCTTCGTTAGCTCCTCCAGATAGTATTATTCTGACATCTCCATCTTCAGTTGTGAATTCATACATATTATATTTAGAACTACCTAATGGTTTTACATTAGGACCTTCATTAGGAGCATGTACTGTTACTTTAACTCCAGGAAATACTTGATTTAATAGGTTTAAGAAATCTTCTTTAGATATTTTATCTAGATTACCTAATCTATTTTTTTTAGATTGTAATTTAAAATTATATTGTTTTCCTTCAGGAGAATTAATTATTTTTTCTATTGCTTTAGCTGAACTATTCATAATAGAATTTTCATTTAGATTTATACCTAACCCTTCTAATAAATCAGCTAAAAGATTGATATCCTGTTCATTATTCATGTCAGGATATCCTTTTGGAAATTTATAAGCAAATTTTTTAAAAAATAAATCTAAAACGTCCATTATGTTGTAGGTGTTTCTTCAGTCGGTGCTTCTTCAGCTGGGGCTTCAGGTGCAGGAGTTTCTATTGATGTTTCACTCTTTTCTGGTGAAGGTTTAGCTCCATATGTTAATATTCTAGCTATTGCTTCTATACAATTTTGTTCTTCACTTAAATTAAGTAAATAATATTTTTTACCTTCTACTTTAGCAATCCATGATCTATCAGTGTATATTAAATAAAATGGTTGATCATTTGCTAAAATAATACGAAATGTAGTAGGACGAGGAGCAACCCATTCAATATCTTTAATAAACAAATCATACTGATCTGTTAATAATTTAATAATGGTTTCTTTAAGAGTAGGAAATTTAGCAAGTACAGGAAATCTAGTAGTATCTAAAGACACAGTAGTAGGTGGGTTGTCAAGGTCAATTTTTGGTGACTTGACTTGAGCATATACCTGTTTAACTAAACTTTTTATTTTGCCTGCTAATTCGTCTTTAGTCATTATTTTTTTAATTTAGACATTACTGTTTTAACTAACTCATCAAGTTGTTTTTCTTCGTCTGGGGATATTATGGTATTGTAATCATCCATATTAAGAATTCTATCTTCTTTAGATAATTCAATCATATTTTCAGCAGCAGCATGTAAATCCATATCTGTTTCGGCATCTTCTTTAGCATATTCCATCATACGAATTAATAATGGAACATCCATTTTAACTACATCAATTGGATTTTTCTCAGCATCTACTGGGTTGCGTGTTTGAATAAACTCAGCTGAATTAATTTCTTCTTCAACAGGACCTTTAAGTGCTGTTTTAACCATTTCTTTAATTCGCTGTTTGTTTTCTTTATCCATAGTATTTTTAGCTAATTTCATAGCTCGCCCATACATTACTTTAGGAGCTTCAGCTCCATATTTATTAATAAAATCATCAGCCTTATTCTTATATTGAGAATAAAACTTATTGAAAAGTTCTATTTGTCTAGGACTAGCCATTATTCAGAAGCCTGACCACCTAATACTTGTGTTCTAACAAGCATAGTGATAGTATTACCAATCTGATTCATTAATTTTTCATCACCTAACTGCTTAGCAGAGGCATAAGCTTTTTGTAATGAATCTTGAATTGATTTAACAGTTGGGTCAATATCCATGCCTCCATCAGTTGGAGTCATAGTATCTGTAGGTTCAGTAGTAGGTTCAGCAGGTGGTTCTTCCATATTAAGATCAATGTCTACGTCTTCTTGAGGAGCTACATCTTCTGGTTCTTTTTTCTTTTTCTTAGCTTCATCTAAAGAAGCATGGACTAACTCTTTAATTTTTTCTTTAAGAGTAGACTCATGAATTGATTCTGTAGTTGTAAGAGGCTTACCAAAAGCCAACTTTTGCATATGGGTGAATTGATTATTCATTTTTAGCACAATATTTTGTTATAAATATTAAATTTTTCTTAAATTTTACCTTTTGTTATGTAGATAGTCAGTAAGTATAGTACCTATGGCACCTATTTTTTGTCTAATTAAAATCCAATCATCTGTTGTTAACTTATGTTCTTTACCATAATACGATATAGCTAAAGTACCTATAAAATCATCATTTAAATCTGATATAGCTATAATATAAAATGATTTAGTTTTGTAATTTTTTCCTAGTACTGGAAATAAACCACAGTCAATAGTATTGTTTTTACACTCAGGAATTGCTATTTCTCCATTTTTGTATAAAATAGAGAATACTTTAGGGAATAAAGATACTGGAATGTTCTGGAATGTTTCTTTTATTGAGGATGCTTTTTCAGTCACTCGTTCATAAAATATACTAAACTTTTTAATAGATTTACCTGTTGGGTAAAAATGTCCTCCATTATGGAATTGAGCAACACATATTCTATCACATTTTAATTCTTCTAATAAAATTTCTAACTGTTGATCTACTTTTTCATCAGTTGTGATAGATTCTCCTAAAACATCTACTTTAGATTTTCTATTGAAAAATCTAGTTTTAGCCCATTCTACTACAATAGGACCAATTATGGCTGTTATTAAAGCGATTAAAATAGTTAAAGTTGAACTAGTGAGTGTCATAGTTATTTTTTCAAACTTTGTAAATATTTAATTGTTTCTTCCTTACTTTCCAACAACTTCTTCTTACTAGAACCAACCCAACGCTCTACATCACCATTTTCAGTAATGAATGACTCATTTGAATTATTTACAATTTCATCAATCCAAACATTATAATCTTGAATTAGACTATCAATATCTGAATTAATGATATTTTTCTCATATTCTTCCCATAAACCACGTTTACGGATATCAGTTTCGAAATCTACCTGACAATTAAAGCATCTTTTATATTGGATATAGAATAACTTATCATTTTTATTCTTCATCAATTGATCACAACAAGGACAAAATAATGGGAGAGTTACCTCTTTTTTAGCTTTGTCTAATTTAGTAATGTTTTGTTTTATTCCGTTCTTAATAGTCCATGTACGACCATTTTCTTCCCACACATCTCCTTCATCATGAGTTTCTTGTTTTTTACTATAACCTACACCAGCAGTAGATCTTTCACTTTGTTTACCTGTTACCAGATTACGTAAACGTTGAACATCAGCTGATTTAAAATCTTTTTTTAACATAACTGTTATTTATTGAATATTTTAGAGAATTGTTCTTTAATAGCTTGACGAATTGTATTTTCATCAAGTTTATCAGTTTTTTCTAATGTATAATCTTTACTTGATATAACTTTAGCATCTTCAGCATTTTTCAAAATCTTTTCTAAATCTGATTTATCTGATGATGGGAATTTTAAAGTGTTAGCATCAACTACTTTAGGTTTAATTTGAGTTTTAGTTTTTTCTTTTAAATAGTCTTGTACTAAAGACAAGTTTTTAGGAGATTTGATAGGAAAAACAAACATTTCTTTTCCGTCATTATCTTTTTTAGAGACAAATTTATCCTTACCTCTTTCAAATGTTTTACCAGTAGCAGTTTCTATTTCTTTATATAATTTAACGCCATTTTCATCATAAATCTTTTTATTGTTTTTAGCTTGAGTAGGATTAGTTGGTTTATCACCAAATACCTTTTTCTCAAAATCTAATAACTCTTTAGATTTAGCTGTGTAAACACCTCCAAGATACTTAGGATCTTTTAAAATAGCAAGAACTTTTTCAGAAGTTAGATCATTCATAGTAGTTAAGGTTAATTCTTGTTCTACCTTAATACCTTTTAATCCACTTTCTTCTCCACCTCCTTGAGGTTCATCTTGTTCTACTAATTTATATTTAAATTTACTCATAGTCCTAGTTCTTGTAAATCTTTAATTGTTTGTTGAGCTGATGTATGTAAAATACCAATACCGCCCTCATAAACCCATTCTTCAATGTTATCAGGGCGGTCGTCAATAAGTATTTTATTCTTACCAGAATAATTTCTTTTCTTTTCTCGTCTCGCTAAAATTAGTTTAGTTCCTGGTAGATTTTCATTCACCCATAAATGTTTTCCATAACGAGATGAGGGATCCATAGATGGTGCTGAGAGTAAAGCTGGTTTATATTTACTAATATAGTTCCATAATTCTTTACCATCTGGCATCCAAGGCATTTTAGCCCAATATTGGGCTCCTACTTTATCTATAATTTCCCAAAACTTTTTAGTACCAAACCTAGATTCATATTCTTTAGGTTTCATACCTCCAAATTGTTCAAAACGTCTATCAAAGTCACATAACACACCATCCATATCACAAAATATTTTATATTGTGATACTTGAGTTGCTTGTTCTTCTTCTTTAAGTTGTTTATATAAGTCTGTAAGTTTATACATTTTTAATTGAGTCTTCCCAGTTTCTAAAAGTCATATTTCCATGTTCATATGCTTCACGTTCCAATTGATCTAAATCACCATCCTCATTAGTGTTAGTAGTATTTACATTTCCTAATCTACCTTCATTATCTTGAATACGATGAATCATTTCATGAGTATATGAACGTAATACATCTTTTGGATGGCGATTTAAAGTATATAAAGTTATTGAACAATCATTAGGATCATAATACGCAGTTCTACCTAAAATATTTTTAGCGTTTTTTACATCATTGTTTATTATTCTTAATTTAGGTAAAGGTGTAATATTCATACCTTGATCAAGCATATATTTAGTTAACAATGCTAATGCATTTTTAAAATCTGTAGGTTGAGAGTGTTGACAACCACAATTTTCTTCAAGAGTTCCACTTGTTACTGCTTTAAGAAAATCTTGATAATCTATTCCATCTGGTAAGAATCTAGAAATATCTTGGTTTGTTTGGAGAGCATTTCTAAAGTCAGTAGCGTTTAAGTTGCCTTCTTTATCACTTATAGTACCACCATCAATTATTTGAACATTAGGTTTACCAACAAGTGATTTATATCTTTCTTCTTCTCCTTTACCATAAGCCACCATAAAATTATCCTCAGGATTTTCTTTTACAGTATCTAAAACATATTTAACTGGAGATTTATCTACTACTTTAATATCTATTTTATCGCCAAGTAGAGTTTTGTATAAATTCCAAACTGCTTCACTTTGTTGAGCTGTTATACCATCTACTGTGATAGGTGAGATAACTATAATTACTTTATCAGCTTTATCTAATAATTGTTGGACTACAGCAAAATGTCCCCTATGAGGTGGTTTGAATTTACCTGGATATAAAGCTACTGTTTGAGTTGTGGCTTCTAATAAGGGTTGTATAAGTTCTTTGACTAATGAGTTCATCTAATAAATGAGTTAACCTTATTAGGTAATTCTTTAATATTGGTTGGTTCTAATTGGGTTTGAATTTGATCGTAAGTGTCAGCTATTTTATCAATATTTTTTTCTAAAGTTTTACGAGTAGCTTCCCTTTGTTTTTCTCTTTTAGCTAATTCTTCAGGAGATAAACCTACATCAGATTTTTTAAATGTAGATTTAAATTCGCCTGTGGATAATAAATTGTCAAAGTATTCTTTTAACTTTCCATTATCATATGCGTTTTGGAAATTTTCAATTTCCTTAAATTCTTCAGGTGTGGAAGCAGGTGAACTAACTAATATAAAGTTATTTCCAAATATTTTTTTATATTCTCCAATTAAATTATAAACATTAGCCCAAGTACCTAAAACACCAACTGCTGGGACTTTACGTTCACGTTTATAGTTTCTTAAGAATGAAACAATTGGATGAGCGTATACCATGATCATCATTACATCATACCCTGCGTCTTTTAATTCATCTAATATAGGCTGTAATGTACTTAAGTTAGATGCTGTGGTATCATAAATAAGATTTTTCTTATTATTGATAGCACTAGGTAAGTCTTTTTTTCTGATTTGAGAAGAAGCAGCTGATAAGTTACCATACATTGGTGAGTCCTTATCTTCTACATATTTGTCAGCATTTAAATTTTCAAATCCTTTTAATGAAGATTGAATTTGATTTAGTACTGTTGATTTACCTACTGAAGCTCCTCCAGCCATTATGATGGCTTTAGGTTTTTGAGTTGCTTCTAATAATAGGTCTATAAGTTTTACCATATCTTAAATATATGAAGGGAACTTGGGTAAGCCAAGTCCCTTATAAATATTAAAGAATGATGAAAATTTAAGACTTTAGTTTAACAGACATTGGAAACTTGTTAAACATAGGTTCAGCATCTGGGTTTTCTAATTTGAATAGGTCGTATACTTTAGTAAACAAGTTCCAATTTTCTTCAATAGTGCGTGATGATGTCACTATTTCCCACCCTTTGCCTTGAATCTTATTACCTTTAGAATCTGCTTTTTGTTTAGATGATTTTAACCAAATAATACCATTACGTGTTATTTTTTCTTCAAATGTTTCATTCCAACATGTTGTATAAGCAGCTAATTGTAAATCATAACTTGTATGAACACTGTTTGAGGTTTTAATATCTAAAATCCATAATTCATCTCTCATTCTAACAACTAAGTCACAAGTACCTGCTATCTTATGAGTATCTGAGAATAAGTGGATCTCACTTTCAATTAATTCAGGTTTTTCAGTTTCCCAAAACTCAACAAATTTAAGTAACATTTGCCAGACGTTTAATGAACAATTAGCGTTACCTTTTTCATCTAACCAATTAAGTTGCTCACCAGTTAAATATCTTTCAATTAAACTGTGAGTTTGAGTACCTTCATCAGCAGATTTTTTAGCTATAACATCAGCGTTATGTCCTACATCTTTGAGCCAATTTTCAAAAAATTTACCTTTAGGAAAGTATTGTAAAATACTAGTAACTGAAGGGTAATATTCTCCGTTTCGATTGTAAAATCTATTATCTAAAAAATTAACTTGTTTACTTTCATGATCTACTTCAAGTAGACGTTTGATACTTTTTTTATGTATCGAGTGACCTTTTTCTATCATATTATTTGGAGTTTTTTCTCAAGTAAGTTTGAGAAAGTTAAAGGTTGAGTATTCTGAATAAGGTTAGTAAATTTTTCAAATCCCATATCACTAGGATCTTTTTCGTTTAGATCTACTAAGTAAACTTCTTTACCCTCATTCATTAGCTGTTCACAAAAATTTAAGGCTTGCTTTATAGCATCTTTATCTAAAGCAATATATATTTTATTAACTGAAGAGTTAATGAGTTTTTTCATTAAACTAGGTTGTAAAGTTTTACCTAGTAATGGAATAACATTACGTTTGATAGCAATAGCATCAAACATACCTTCACATAAAGTAATTGGCGTATTCCAATTAATAAAAAGCTCTAAACCAATGATATCACGAGTTACATCAGGATTGCGATACTTGACTGAGGTGTTTTTATTGAAGTTTCTTGCGGTGAAATAATTGAGATTTCCTTCACTATTATAAGAAGGAATTATAATCATATTAGCGTACCTACCAAACTCACAATATCCTATATTATATTTAATAATATCTTCTCTAGTGATATTTCTATTTTTTAAATAATGTAAGGCGTGTTTAGATATGATACTAGTTGGAGGATTTATTAATGAAATAAATTCATCTGGTAGGATTGCCTTTTTAGTTTCAACTGTTATTTTAGTTTCTTTAGAAGTAGATTTAACTAATAATCTTAACTCATTTACTTTATCTGAGTCTGCTCCAATTTTCTTAAATAATGTAGTTAATTTTTTACCTTTGAATCCACAAACCCAACATTGATAAGACTGGAAATGAGGTGAATGTTCCTCTAAATTAATTTCTAATTTAAGTTTATGGTGTTTACATTCAGGACAATGGTAGGATCTATTACCTTTAGATGTAGGTTTACCTTTACCTAAGACAGAATCCATTAAATACACTAAAGCATTATCAACCATGATTTTAATATAACAAGCGTATTTTGAAAGGCCTAACTTTAGACCTCAAAATCCTTTCTATAAAACTTACCTAACAAGTTATCATTATAGCAATTTACTTGCAACACATCATGCTTACACTGTAGTGCTAGTTCCCAATATGTTAAAAGTTTTTTATTAGGACATATAACTAATATTTCTCGTTGGAATTTATCTAAACCTAAATTTTTTATATCTTCTAATAAGAACTTATTACTACCCCAATATTCTTTCCAATTAGATTCTTTAGTAACTAATTTTTTAGTAGGTTTTTTGCCTCGCTGGGTTGGTAAGGCTGCTAATTCTTTTTTACCTAGTTTAATATTTGTTTGAGATATAAGTTGTTTTTTACCAATATAAAACTTTCCAGTTTCGTTGTTAGTAATTTTGTAAATAAAACCAAATGTATTTTCAGGGAAATCTTCTATCTTTTCTATAACTTTATTTTCGTATAACCACATTATCTATCTATGTTTATCAATATTGTTGTATCTGTTGTTGGTGAGGTTGGTACCGGTTGAGATAATTTTCCTACAGCTAATAAGTTTTGATCTTCATCATATAAACCTACTGTAGTAATATATGGTGAGAAATAAGATTCAGTTACAAATCCATAAACTGTACCTTCAGTACTTCCTGAGATGGCACTTGGATTTAATGTAAAATTAAATTCATTTTCTCTAATAGTACATTTATATTGAGATTCATAAATGGTATATGAGCTAGAGAAAGAACAAGTTACATTTGAAGAAGTAATAAATGCTTCTAATTCATCAATGAATGAGGTAGAGGCTCCGTAAACGGATGTTCCATAAATTGCACTACCATATACAGAACCAGATCCAAATGAACTTGAGTTATTACCAGTTAATATGATAAGACCATGAGGATAAAATATATTTCCAACTATATCTCCTTGATACAAGATATTTCCTTCTCCATCATCTGTTAAACTTCCACTAGTTGTAGTACTTGAAAATACAAATGAATTAGGTTGTATATAGTCACCAAATAAACGGACTGGAATAGAAATCACTCCTACAAGAGCATCAGATGCTGTAGGAAAATATTTTGGGTAAGTTAATGTAGTTTGAAGATAATTATCGTAAGCTTGATTTGAAGATGAACCTACTAATCTATCTCCTTGAGTGTCAAATCCAGGAATTAGAATTGGTCTACTAACTGGATCACCATAGCTAGAACTTAAGTAGTTTGAATAGTAAAGTTCTAAAACTGAATTGTAGACTAATCTTTGATATTGAACTCCTAATAGTCCTGTTGTAGGATCTGAGTTGAGGTTAAATAAAGAACCAGTTATGTTTCTTCCTAAAAGTCTATCAATACCTACATCTGGGTAATTAAGAGCTATAGGTGAAGAAGCTTCTCCTACATTTATTCCTTGGAATGTAAATGTCTTGTTAACTTCAAATGGAGTAACAATTATGTCTGAGGCTAAAAATTGTTTGTAAGCTCCCATTCATTTTAGAAATCTAACTTAACTCGTACTAAAGCTTCTTTTGTAAAGTCTTTTAATAAAGGTCTTGATAATTTAGCTACAGCCAACAATTCATTATTATCATTATATAATCCAATAGTGGTTGGGAATGTTTGTGGGTTATTAATGAAGTTGTTGTATATAACCTCACCTGTGCTTCCTGAGATAAAACTTGGGTTCTCAGAGTAGTTAAATTCAGCATTTCTTGCTCTAATAAAGATATAATCAGATGAAATAGTTTCTTGGCTATTTATTTGAAAATTTCCTCCTAAATTAATAGCATTATATAATCTTCTATAGTTTAAACCATCAGAATTATTTGAACGATTAGCATCTACTTGAATTGAGGCAGAAATAGCTTTGGGATTTAATAAGATTGTTCCAATATCAGGCAATAACCAACCGTAAGATCCTGATGCTGCACTATATCCATTTGAATTAACTCCTGTGAATACATTTCCTGCTGCTCCACTCACAATTTGGAATACTCTACCTGCGTCAGTATAAGTTACAGTAGGTACAATCTGGCTGTTGTCTGTTAATGATAATGATCCACCACTTCCAGATAAATATAAAGTTAAAGATCCTGGGAATAATGTTTCCTTATATCTGGTTCTATCTACAGAAATTGCCCAGAATTCAGAAGAAGTAATATTACCAAATACAAAATCTGTGTTTTCATCTCCTAATACTAAGTTTTGATATTGTCCATAGTTAGTTTTAGTAGGAGAAACATATGGAACAGCATTATTATAATATGAACTTCCACTTCCTAAAGCATTACCATATGTTACAGCGAATTGAACAGCAGCTGAGGTATCAGTTGATGCAGTTTGATATATGTTAAGGTAAAAGTCACCAGAAGAACCAGCTTCTTGAACTGAGGAAGTATAGAAATTTGTTAATGCTACTGTTCCACCAGACCACAATGTGGCTGTGATAGAGTCAGCACTTATTACAAAATCTTCAGGATCTAAACGTTTAAAAGACATGAGTTATATTTTTATGATATTTTTGTTACAGTTACAGGAATTGTTAAACGGGCACCACTATCTCTACCTTCAACCATTAAGGTAGCTTGTAATTGAGTGTTTGAACCAAATAATGTGTTCACAGTAGTTGCTCTTAAATTTAATGTTGTGCCAACAACAGTTTTAGAAACATTAGTTCCTAATGTAGTTGTAGTATTTAATGCTTGAGCAGATGGAGTGTTAATACCTACACCTTCAAATGTATTGAATAATCGAACATCTGAAATTGTGAATGTGTATCCAGAACTTTCAAAAGTATTACCACCAAAATAATTTAAAGTTTGAGGTGTAATTGCTAATGAAGCTCCTTGTTTAATTACAATAGCAGTATATCCAAGATCAAGAATAGGCATTTTAGCTGTTCCTCTAGGAAGAGTCACAAGTTTATATTTCATGATTTGGGTTTCTAAAGGAAATGCCTCTAATAAAGGCATATTCACAATTGCCTCACCATAATAAGCAGATCCTGAAGGATGATCAGGGTTATATAAGGTATAGTTTACTTCATCATCAGCTAAAGCAAATTGAGTGATTCGAAAAGAGCCATCATTTTGAGCTAGCAATTGTCTTCCTTTGGTTGTTAAGATAGCATCTACTGTTATTACGCTATTATTTAAATATCCCATTGTATATTAAGTGTTTTGTTATAAATATTAATATTATAAAAATGTTTACAAAAGGCCAGCTCTTCTAGCTATTTGTAAATAATCTAAGTTTGGATCATAATTCCCAGGTATTAAAAGTCCACTACCCGCTTGATAATCATTTATATAAACAAAAGTTTCATTTGGTATTCTTCGATATATTCTAAATCCTTGATCATTACTAGCACTAGGGAATTGACTAGCACTTATTGGAGAGTCTAAATAAAAATAAAAATTATTTCCATCAACAGATTGAGACATAATAACTCTTTGTATAACTTCATTTGAACCTGAGGTTCCTTGAAGAGCATAATATGTGTCTATAGAACTAGTAGGATAAAATCTAATAATATCATATTGCTGGGTAGGGAATAGAGAATCTTCAGAGTTAATCATTCCTGATTCACTTATAAAGAATTTTCCGATACCTAACCCTGGAGGTTTTTGATTATTGCTTATAAATAATCTAGTAAAAGTAGTATTTCCATAAGAAGCAGTTATAACAGAGGAAATTTGAGTACTCCCTGATAATATAAAATAAGGTGATGTAGTAGAAGTTTGTGGGAGCGCGATATTACTGAAAGGTGGATATAAAAATAAATCAAATGTTCCACTAACTGCCATTAATGAGTTATAATATGCTCCAGCATCATATATTGATGTTTGGAAATTAGGAACATTAGTATTAGTAGTTGTTAAAAAATAAACAGAAGCTGAAGATCCAGGTTTAAATATCTGTTCAACAGCAAATAAATTTTTATTTTCTGGGGTTAGTCCTATTATTGTACCATCAGGATTAATTAGTTGAGTTAAATGTATTCCTGCTCCTCCTGTTCTAATTTCAGGATCGGCCCCTCCCATCCAATCAAATACAGCAAATTTATCTGTTAATATTTGAGCATTAGGATCTCCTGTGGCTATAGAATCTAGTCTAGTACCTTCATATGTACTAATATTAATTGTTCTTAAATTAAAATCAGGACTAGTTGTTTTTACACCATTATATCTAGGATATATCTGAGCTCTAGCTGTATAGTTATAGTCTTTAACTTCTGCGTATTCAGCAGATTGAGATAAAATTTCTTGGAAGTTTGAAGGTATAATTGAACCATCATCATATAGTACTCTTCTAAAGAAACTACCAATTTGGTTTTGATCAGCATTATTTAATAAAACATTACAATCACTATATTCAAATTCGCTTTCTAAATATGGTTCTAAAATTGTTAAATTAGAAGATGAGTTTGGAGCAAAGGATTGAGTAAATTGCCACTGAATATTGCTTATAGTAGCATCTTGTCCAGGAGCTGAGTCATTAGCGAATCTTAATAGTAGTTGAGTATTTTCTAAAAAAGATGCTGTACCTTGTATAGTTAAAGTAGCAGTTCCATTTACATTGGTTGAAGTACTAGCTATAGCAGATCCAGTTGGTGGAGTTAAACTAAAACCTACAGTTCTAGTACCTCCTGTAGATACCAAAATAGAAGCTGTATATATAATTTTAACATTAGGAGTGTCTCCAAAAGTATATATTCCTGAGGATGTGTTAAAGTAGTTTAAATAATCAAAAGGTTCAGAAGTGTAGGAATCTATATCAACTGAAGAATCTCCACTCACAAGTTGAGAAAATGGAGAAAGCAAAGCTGAAGCACTAAATCTATAATTTCTAATATTATCATCTGCTGATGAAGTAATATTAGTTCTAAATATTTGGTATAGATAATAGTCTGGGTATTCAGTAATATTGGCGATAGGATAATCTACAATTCCTGCATCTGAGAATTTTAGTCTTATGTTATTTAATTCTTGAAGTGATAATGTATTATCATTACCCTGATTATCTTTTCGGGCTATTTTAATATAAATAACTCCATTACCCTGTGCTAAAAAGACAGGCTGTTGGTTATTTCTAGATAATGTAGGTCCTATTGATACAGGCATATTTATTCAGTTGGAATATAAGGATTAAGATTTTGTTGGACTGGGTTGCCGGGAATATATACTATAGGGTCATATAACCAATATACGTAAATTTCTCCATTGTTTGGTGTTGTGTTAGGGTCTAAAAAGTCACCTAAAGCTATATCTCTAAATGATCCTGATGATTTATAAAAGAAAACAGAATAATTTACCTCAGTTGTATTTACTTCTAAAAATTGGATACAATCTGGATCTATTAATCTTTGATCAGTTACTTGAATAAATGAACCACTGTATTCTCCGTTTATAAATTCTTCTTCAGTATCATGAACAAATGGAACTACACCTGCTGGTGTATTATTTGATCCACTCCAAGATTGAGTAATATTTACAAATAAATTAGTAGTATATACTTTTCCATCAAAATCAGGAGTAGCACCACCTGCACTTCCAGTAATATGTTCTATAGGAAATGACTGTTCATCAGTTGAAGCTATATATGTCTTCTGTCCATATGATAAGGATGGAAGACTATTTATAGATCCTGTTATTGTTATATCTTTTAATGACATTAGTATCCTATATTAATTTGTTTAGTTGTTGGACTACCTACATAAGCAATAGTACTATTTGATGTAGCTTGAGGTAATGGATATTTACATCTTTCTAATAAAGTTGGTTTTATCACAATACCTGAAGCTAGACCTGTTCTTGCTGGTGTGAAGTCTTGAATCATTTTAAACAATGAATTATCATAAAATTTGATAAGTCTTATATAATCCCACAAATCATAATTATGAGTATATTTAGAAAAGTATTCATCTCTTAACCTATTAAAATCAGGATAATAAGTTAATGAAGATGAAACTTGTCTCGGGTCACCAATATAATCACCTATATTGAAATTTCCAAGTTGAGATATAATATCATCATTAACTTCATCTTGAGGTGAAAAAGCTGCTTCAACATAATCTACATCTTTAGTAAAGTTTTCTACAGAATAAGATGTCTGCTGAATTGAAATATATTGTGATAATGTATTTCCTGAAGGGTAAGATGAACTTACAATTTTAATTTTTTCAGATACAGCGTTCTTTACACCTGCAGCAAATTGATCTTGATATACTGTTTCATAATTAGATTCAAAACTAAATGAACCAGATAAATAGTAGAAACTATCTCCAGTTATGAATGATTGAGTAACTGGGTATTGAGATATACCTGGATGTACTGAAGTTCTTGTTGTTTGAGTAACATCATTATCTAATACTGAACCTAAAGGTGCTCTAAAATATAATGAATTAGGTGATGATTGGGCTCCTTCTAATTGATTTCCTTCAATTGAATAAGGATTCATTACATAATCATCAAATATTGATTGTGAAAGAGCATATGAATAAAATCTCCATTCTTGAAATGAACCAGAGAATGGATAGTGAGTATTTCCTCCAATAGTAGCGCTAGATGTATATGAAAGATAAACTGAACCTGTTACAGTTCCAGAAGCCACAGTTACTGAAGCTGAACCTGAGAATCCTATATCACTACCATCATAACCATCATATATGTTATTAGAGGCATATATTGTATTAATACCTCCTACTTTTCTAGTATACATTACTGACCACCATCCTCCGTCAAAGAAAGGTAAATATACACTAGCTGAAACTCCAGTAGATAGTCTTACATATTTTAAAGTACCA